TCACTTTTTTGACGTGGCCAGAGGGCTTCCCCTTTTCGAGCCCTCGCCCCCAAACATAAAAATAACGCCTTCTAAGCGTTTATTAAATCCTCTCTACCTTCTGCGTTTAATAAGACTCTAACATCTTCTTTCCAGATACTTGGTACTCTAGCATACGTCCAATTACCTTCTATAATTTCTGATGCAAACAACATAGCCAACATTTAATTCCCTCCCATCATTTGAGACATAGTTTCTGCCAACTCAAGTGTAGCCACAGCTGTCATTTCTTCCTTTGACGGCTGATTTTTATTTTGTTGAACTTCCTCTTCTTTTAATGCAACTTCTTCTGGTGAGAGTCCTTCTTCCCAATCACCTATTTCAAAATTATAAATGGGTAAAAACAACCTTCTTTCTTCCCAACCAAACGCAATAATGAATCTACCATTATTCTCCGCAGCTTCAATCTCTTTATCTGTCATAAGAAGATGATCAATAATTTCTCCTGATTCATTTACTTCTATTACACTATTTTTCTGCATATAATCACCTTTCTCCTAAGAAGCATATACCGCTTAATGAAACATACGTATTGTTACCGGATTGCACTTTTATATCTCCATTCGCATAAACATAAACCCTCGCAGGGGATGACGCACTTGCATTTCCTGTGGCAAAGACTTCTGTTTGATTAGGTCTACATCCTGTAGGAAGAATAGCTGCTGTATAATTCCCCACTAATCCATCTCGAATTAAGCCACTAAGATAAACCATACCATCAGCTGTTTTTGTATATCTTGCTCTTTGATAATTTCCTCCGTAATCAACCCAACCATTGAATAGATTTAAAAAGGAATGTGCTTTCTTCTCTACTTCCCTTACCCACAAGGTGTCTATCGATGCATATCTAGTTACACTAAATGTATCGGTAACAATGTTTTGTGCTTCGTCTATACCAGTTAATACTCGATATACCTGTGTTTCCGGAAAATATGAAGTCGGATGTTCATAAGGTACTAACTGTACCCCATCACATAAAAGCATGGCACTTGTTGTATTATTGGTTAAGAAAATACGTATGCGTACATCGTAATCCCCATTTGGAATATCACCAGTATAAGAAACGCTTAATCTTGTCCAATTGTACTTTTCGTTATGATTAATAACGTGTGTCGCAGTGTTTAGATCTTGAACCCATGCCCCTGATTTCGTTAGCAATTGCATGCGCATTGAAACGGTAACGTTATAGGTTGTCTTTTCAAATGGCGCTACAAAGGCTGAAAAACTAAGTGATTTCGTATACTTATATTGTGCTGGAATCTGTACAATTTGATCCCAACTTCCAAAATCTAATCCACGTAAGACAGCTGCTCTCTGACCAAATAGCGTTTCTGTACTTGCATCAAAAGACACCATTAAACGCGCATCTGAAGGGTTTGTATTGCTCCAAGGGCTATTGGTTAAGCTCGTTTGATTAACCGAATATAAACCAGCTGTTGTACTAATCGAATCGGTTTGTCCCCCTGGTACTAACAATTCAAAGGAATGGTCTGCTATCATATTGGAGTTTTCTCGTAGTATGGATTTAACACCTGTTGTTGGATCTTCTAACGTGAAAGATCCATTTTTAACATTTACTCCTTTGTTATTTATAGTTACAACACCATTTGCGATTGTTACTTTGTCAGCATTCAAAATTCCAGTAAAAATAGCTGAGGCATTTAATCCCTGACCTGTTAAAGCATTATCAAACGGTCCAGTTACTCCATTACTCGATACGGCAATACCTTTCGATGTGATTTTGACAACATAGTCCCCGTCAACAAAATAGAAATTACCACTATTATCTGTATAAATAGTTGAAGTTGCATTTTGAAGTAAGTTGGTTGCTAGTTGAATAGCACCTTCCAAAGAAGACGTAGGAAGAGATAATTGACCATCTTCTATTTCCGACTTTAAATTCTCTTTTTGTTCGTCTGCATATCCTTTAGCATTAGATTCTGCTAAGCTAGCAACATCATCTGCATGAACACGTGATAACCCATCCTTATTATCAATTTCTGATTTTGTATACGTAAACTCTTGTAATTGAGCCTCACTTACTTTCTTTCGAATTTCATCTTGCAGCTGTTTCCAAATCGCTTTCACTTCTTCTTCCGTATATTCAATATAATCACCAAGTGTAACTTTCTTTTGTGATTTATCGGTTATACTTCGCTCAACAGTGTGTACTCTAGCTTCAAGGTATAAAGGTGGATGAAACATCAAATCTTTAATCTTGATCTTATCTCCAAAGCGTATTTTCTTATTCTCCATACCAGGTACATATTCCAAATCAGCAATGTTAGCTTCATATTCTATAACTGCATTCACACGCTTTTCTAGCTCGTTTTCTGTTAGGGTGGTCAGCCTATCTAAAGTCATGTTTTGATCTGTGGACTGCGGTTCATACACGTCAACAAGATGCAGGCCATTTCTCCCCCATCTATCTAAAGCTTCTCTATCTTCCACAAAAACCTCTAGTCTTGTACCATCTTCTCTCTCAGGACCTACACCTTTTAAAGCAGTGACAATATCATTTGTTTTTTCTACACGTCTAATAGCTAATAGATCATGACCAAATTCTATGGTTCTCCCACGCCATACTTCCTGTTTTTCTATTAAATCGACATACCTTTTTGTAACCCGATAATTGCCAACATCAACACGAAAATGCAATTCTAAGTCAAATTCACTAGCTACTTTTCTAATGTAAGCATAAGGGTTAGTATAATTATCAAGAGTCAGTGAGCGGACTCCTTTAAATGCAATAGTACCTATTTGCCACTCCGTTCCTGCCAATGCATTGGAAACATGATTTTCTGCACTGATTGCTTCTGTTTTGATTGGTGATATGACTTTCGCTTTTTTTAGAGATACATAGCTAGCTTGTGTATATACTTCTGACAGTAAGGTTCCAACCCCATCACGAAACTTTGCACCTTCAAAAATAATAAACTCAACCCATTCTCCATCCTCATCTGGAATAATGATACGATTCCTTTTCGTTAAATACTCAGAGAAAGGCTTATCACCAAACGTTCTAAATTCGAATGTCTCTAGTGTATTCTCTAGTGACTTGATATGTTTGTTATCAATAATGTTGTCACTGCTTATCCAATCTACTACCTGATCGTTTTGACCATCCGCAATAATAATTTTACTCATGGTGATCACCTACCTAAATGTATCTCTATATTTCAATGTGGTTTTAAAGTTTCCATCCGGCAAAACAATAAGTTGGTTGTCTCCTGGTTTTAAATTAAAAAAATCAGACCCAAAGTCTAAAATATCTTTACAAGAAATCCCATTTATCCATACATCTTCATTTTTCGTATCAAACCGAACAAGATCACCCGTTTGAACAATGACAGGTGTACCATATTCTTGGTGATTTATTTTATCGACAGATGCAGAGTATATACCACCAACACATGGAGCATGGGAACCGTATTGTCCCATATGGACAACAACCTGTGCAATCGGAGTATTATATTTATCTCTTGTATCTGTCCAATAAGCACGCCTTCGGGCATGATAACCATTCTGTGCATTCCCAATTCCAAAAAAGGCACTCCAATGTTGTCCTTCACGTTCGATTCGTAAGATACCAGCAAAGTTATTCCAGTTTCCTTTGCGATCTCCATATTCCGATATTAAAAAATGGTTATCGAGTGGTCCTCCTGCCCTTGCCTCTCCATAACCAAGTCTCTCTCCGCTTTTTGCGTCTTTCATGGAGATCTTGGCTATTTGATTTCCGTTTACATCTAATAAATAAAGTTCAATGCGACCTACAGTTGTGCCGCTATTATCCAACGTAATCCATGTTTGTAGCCTGAAATCTTGTACGGTTTCAGGTAATGATTGTTTAATGGCGGGGCCATGCCAACCACTTCCAGATCCATAATCAGCAGCTTGGAATCGATTATTAACTGCCTCCATCGTTCCAGATACCATTCCATCTATTTCACCAGTTCCAGCTGTTGTCCATCCCACTAAAGAATCAGCACTCGAATATAATAGTCTCTCATAACGTTGGTATGATTCTGACTCAACGTCTAGCGGATCACCAATCAGCATATATTGATTATCTTGATTTTGTACCATGATAAATGTTGAAAAGGTCAATGGGTTATCTAATACCTCTAATTCAATTACATGATCCGCTTCAACAGTTCCATTGTTGGTTACGTTTAATATGTTGTCTGTAAACTCGTGTGACTGCTCTTCTCCGTATTTATAAGGGTCTGGGCAAATAAATTCTATGGTTCCATGACCGTAACGTACCATTTCATCAAGGTCTAACTCGTCATTCACTACAGCGTAATAGGTTCTATCTTCTTCATCATCAAATATCAGAGGCTCTTCTTTGTCGGTTATTAACCAATCTGCCAGATCTTCTTTAAGCTTTTGTAAATCAGGGAAGTTTTTCTTTTTTAAAAGTACAGGTACAGATATAACCCTAGGCTTTACTTTAGAATTAGATAGATACCCCCCAGCTAAACCAGGTATCTCTAAAATACTCCTTTCTATAGGAGCCCATGGGGGACGTTTTCTGCCTCTAAGCACCTTTACATAGTCTTTGGTTATCCCCCTAAAACTCATACTTGGCAACTATATTACCTCCCCTCAAAATCACGATTTATTCGTTGTTGTCGTTCATTCATCTCATTTATTGGATCGCGAACAGCTCTAGCAATCTCTCGATCATTTATATTTAAAATAACCGGCTGTTGGCTAGTTACTGCTAGTTGTCTAGATTGCACTTGTAACAATTGTCTAAGATACTCCGATAGCACCTTTACTTCATCTTTTAAGTTGTCAATTTCTTTAAAACCAGTGTTAACTACTTCATGTCTAACCACTAATTCATCCCTACGCGCACGAATTTCTCCTGCTGCAGCATCAATTAGCAATGCAGTATCATCTAGATTACTTTTATCCATACTCTTTTTGAATGCGGTTAGTGATTCTTGACCCACCATTTTTGCGCTCTTAACAGCTTTTTTCTTATTTCTATCCATGGATAAAGCAAAGCCATCAATGAAGTTAATACCTTCTTTAGCTGTTTCCTTAGAAGGCGAACGTGAATTAATTGACCTTTTCAATGCTCCAAGTGCAGATTTACCTAAAGACCAAGCCGCAGACCAAACAGAGTCACCGCCGTTATTAATAGAACCTCTAAATCCACTAACAAAATCACTACCCGCACCACTTGTGCTTACACTTTTCAGACCTGCAAGACCTCTACCGGCAACCTTATTACCAGCATTAAAGGTATTATTTTTCCAATTAAGCAATCCTTGTCTAAAAAGTGATCCAGCTCTACTGCCTCCACCACCATCATCTGTTTTGCCTAATGCAGAGGAAACAATAGAACTCAAAGAAAAACCGGCAGATCGGTTTCCTTTCTTCGTACTTTCTAATCCGTCTTTGTGGGCAGTTCCTTTGTTTTTACCAGCTTGTTTTGATTCTGGATTACCTTGCTTTATCTGATTTATCAAGGAAGTTGTAATATCTTTAGCAGTTATTTCATTTAAGCTCTTTGTGCTTCCTAATCCTTCATTATGGAACAAGCCTTTATTTTTACCTGCGTTCTTGGCTTTGTCGTTGTCCTTGTTTAACTCAGAAAGAATTTCGTTCACTGTTTCTCTGGCTTGTTTGGCTGCTTCCTCTTTTGTTGCTCCAGATGACTCGAGAAACGCTTGTAAATCTTTAATATACTCCTGCTTCGTTTTTTCAGAGAAATCAGTAGTTGTTTTTAATACTTCTGCTGTATGGTCTTTCCATCGTTCAAGGTAATCGTTCTGATTCTCATCCATCTCATGCATATAGCCTGTTGCTGTAGCGATGTATTCTTTTTTACGCTTAAACTCTTTACCAGTTGCTATATCAATTAATTTCCCACGTTCATCTAAATGATTCGAAAGCTCTTTTGTTGAATTCTCATATTCTTTAGATGCTATAGCCATCATTTCATTTGTTCTAGATTGAACACCCAACATTAAATTATCGTACGTTTCCTGATCAATTTTCCCTTGAGTTAAAGCTTGATCGAAAATCTTTTGTTTTTCTTTGTACCAATCATTAGCGGCTTTAATCGAATCATCATACGATCCCTTTATTTTCTTTACATATCCTTGCGCATCTTCATAAAGTATCTTATCTTGTTTTTCAGATATATTTTTTCTAATAGAAATTAGCTCATCCTGGCTTTTAGCAAATTCAGCAGATCCACCCTCCATAACTTTCAATGCATCTTGATAAGCTTTGGCAAAGTCATCTGGCATTTTGGACAAGTCATTATTATATTTGTCATGCGCTTCTTTAACGGTATCTAATGCATTTTTATATTCAGCAATATCTTTATCAAATTTTTTCAAGACTTCATTTGATAGTTTTTTGGCAGATTCTTCTCCTGCATCACCAGCGATAGCGTACACTTCATTAATTGCATTTGATAACTTACTTTTTTGTGTCTCTAATTCAGTGATTACTTGATCAGCCATTTCAGAAAAAGCCTTAACTACTTCTGCGGATGTTTTTTCCGCTTCTTCTCCTGACATGTTTCGTAACTCAAGCATTTTTATTTTTGCGCCTTCGTAAAGATCTGTATAACCTTTAACACCTTTTAATGTGCCTTCGCTTAAGTTATCACCATACCTCAAAGCTTCCGTTTGTGCTTTCTCCTGCTCTTCTTTAAGATTTTTTGTATGTTCTTTAGCTGCAAACAAGGCAACTCCTAATCCACCTAAAAGAGCAGTACCAGCAGTTATCGCAAGTCCAACAGGTCCAGCAAAGGATAGAAAGGCTCCAACTGCTGCAGTAAGTCCAGCTACAACAGTAGTTACACCTAAAACTGCTACAGATAATGCAGCTGTGGCAGCTATCGTCTTTTGAGTGCTTTCATCCATATCAGTAAAACCACGTATTAAGTCTGTACCTTTTTCCACAATATCAGTAAATGCTGGCATTAAATGACGAGTTAAACTAATTTGTAGGCCTTCAACAGCGGATTGAAATTCAATAACTTTCCCTCTAGCATTATCTTGCATTGTTTTAGCCATTTCAGCCGCGGCACCGTCAGCATTTTTCAGCTCTTTTGTTGTTGTTTCCAAGCTTTCTGAACCTGCATCTAATAAAATAGACCAGTTTTTATAAGCTTGTGCACCAAATAAAGTGGTTAAAGTGGCGGATTTTTGCTCTTTTGTCATACCCTTTGTACCTTTTTCAATCTCTTTCATAACATCAGGTAAAGGTTTCATACTACCTTCTGCATCAAAAAATTCCATGTTTAGCTTTTTCATTTCTTTTTTCATGGCAGAAGTAGGTTTGGCTAATCTTGCAAGTGAAGTAGAAAACGCTTGTCCAGCCTTTCCACCCTTTAATCCAGCATCGGCTAATTTCATCGCTGCAGCTGCGGATTCTTCCAAATTCCACCCTAAACTGTTCGCTACAGGAGCCACATATTCCATATATTCGCCCATTTGCTCCACATTTGTATTGGCATTAGCCTGTGCATGAGCAAATACATCCGCAGCATGTCCTGCGTTTTTAGCTTCTAATCCAAATGCCTGCATCGTGTCACTGGTTATGTCTGCAGCACGCGCAAGATCGAGATTACCAGATGCAGCAAGGTCCAACATACCTGGCATACCTGCCATAATTTCTTGTGTATTCCATCCAGCTAAAGCTAGTTTTTGCATCCCTTCAGTAGCTTGAGTAGCGCTATATCTAGTAGATTTCCCAAGGTCTCTTGCTTGCTTATCTAGTAGCTTCATATCTTCAGCTGTAGCACCACTTACTGCCTGTACACCAGATAAACCTTGTTCAAATTCTGCGGTTGCATCATAAGCACCTTTGAGCGACCTAGTTAAACCAAAAAAAGCAGATCCCGAAACTATCCCAATAGACATTCCCATACCACGCATTTTATTTCCAGCACGGTTCATTCGATCTCCAAATTGCTTCATGCTCATTCCGGATCGTTTTGTTGCTGCTTCCATTTGCTTTATTTTGGCAGTGGTTTGATTAATCTGGTTTTTGGTTTTATTCATTGCTGCATTCGCATTATTTAAACGAACGGCTAAATTTTGCGTTTCTTTGGCATCTTTACTTTTATTTTTAGCTGAGTCATTGTAAGCCTTCCGTAACTCATTAACTCGTTGTTTCTGCAGAGAAAGGTTTTTATTTAAATATTGAAGTTTTGCTTCAGACTGCTTTAATTGATTTCCCCAATTATCAACACTCGTTTTACTTGCTTCAAATTCCGATTTAGCGACTTTCATCTGCCTAGATATCGATGACATTTCACTATTAAATTGCTTGGAATTAGAATATAATCTTACTTTTATGTCTTTAGCCATTATTCACCCACCTTTCCAGACCACTTAGTTAACCAAGTACTTGATCGATGTATACAACTTCATCTTTTTCTTTATCTTTTTTGCGTTGAGCGAGAAGTTTTAAGTGATAGACAATGTCCATTTCGTCTATTTGATTTTGAGTGAAACCCACATCAATTAACGCGTTGTACATATCCTGTACAGCTTCACTCAGTCGGACTTTCCCTTATCCTCTTCTTTTACTTCGCCACCAAGTAATTCACTTGCAGCTGCAACATTTCCCATTACATAATTAACAACTGCATAAATGGTTTTAATAATTACTCGAGCATCGAGACCTTCCTCGAATTCCTCAATGGTGAATTTATGATCAAAAACTTCACATGCAAAAGCGATTAATGCATCTAAATCCTGATTTGTAATATCGCCTTGTTCTATCATTTCTGCACACTCAGCTGCTTTTCGGAATAAAACGCCTGGAATAGAATTAGGTGTGACAAACTTTTTCTGTTTTCCATCCAGCTTTAATGTAATTGATAAATTATCCATATTTTAGTCCTCCAATTTGTTTAAAATAAAAAGGAGAGGGATTAACCCTCTCGTATATTTTGAACCCCCAAATAAAAACAACTAATCCCACGCTATATTCACAGAAGTAGACGTAGTATTAGCTGCTCTTATGTTTTGGGGTACATTAGGGAGTTGTTAAAACATCACCGTTATATATTACTTGTTTAAACCAAGTGTCCTTGAAATTCGTATCTGCTGTATCTTCAGCTTGTGCCTTCCAACGTTTGTTAAATTGTAATGGCATGAATTTTAGTGTTAACTTTGCAGTTTGTGGTGTAACATTTCCCTCATCAGTTTGATATTCATTTGGTAATAGTTGAGCTTTTCCTTTTAGGAACCAATAATAACGATATCCTCCAGTTGATACTTTTGCACGAAAAGCAAGTGCTAGCTCAGCTGTTATATCTTCAATACTAGCGAATTGGACTCCCCCTTCTTCTTGATGGCCATATATTTTCTTTTGAAGTTCTAAAGGAAGATCTGCTGCTTCCATACTTACATCAATATCTCCTAAACTATTAAAAATTTCATAAGCCCCATTATCAGCATAGAATGTATTAGATTCTGTATTTGGTGTAACTGATACGTTAACAGCACCTAACACTGCTTCAGGAGGTTCATATGTTGCTCCGCTTTTATCATCTTTCGTAAGTAAGGCTAAATGAAACATATCCAAGCCATGTAATACTTTTCCCATGTTACTACCTCCTAGTTTTTCTTATTAAAAAACACCTTTTTAGGTGTTAAAATACTTTTTTGCTATATCTCATCGGTTTATGATGAATGTCTGTATCCTCTTCATAGAGATCTTGCGAGTCATAACGGCTATATCCAATCGATTTCATTACTTTATCTACTTCCTTAGCAATCGGTGTCTGTTTTGATACTGTCAAAGCGTCGCAATATACACTTACTTGAAAACCAACATTAGCTGAATGAGGTATATTATCAGCAAAATCATCATCATCATTTCTAATTTCTTGGTAGACAATTCTAGGAAATGGTATTGATTCATTGTTAGGGTGTTTAGCTATGAGATTATGAAAGCCTCCTACCACTTCATCGATTAACAATTGGCTAGATTTTAATGCGGTGAGTAATTCTTTCTTAGAATCAAAAGCTTCCACAGTCATTCTTCTATTGCTCCTAAAAACACCTTTTCCATCGCTGAAAGTGCTTCGTTTTCTCCCTGTTCACCACTTTTATCAATAAATGGATAGGCTGGCATTTTAGATGTACCATATTCTAACCAGATAGCCCGATGCTTAACTTTGTTGTTAGGTCCTACTTTAATGAACTTTCCCTCATCTGTTTCGTTTGGTCTACCAACAGTAATGTTATCCTCCATGTGAGGATGTGATTTATTACTCCGATTCACATTACTAATCTGGTGCTTTTTTATGACTTCACCGCCTGCTTTTAACGCCTTATTTTCAGCTTTCTCAGCATTTTCACCAAGCTGATTAAAAGAAACTATAGCATCATCTAGACCAGAAACTTCAAAGTTAGCCATTTGGCTTCACCTCATTTGCTAATATCTCATATTCAATATTTCTTTGTTCCAGATTATTTAAAAATGTGATATCAAATATTCTTGCTCCGTACTTAATTCGCATATCCTCGCTTAAGCCTTCACGATAGCGAATATAAATACGCGTTGTAATTTTTACGGAGTTTGCACCAGCTTCAATAATTTCTTTACCACGTAAATCTTTAATAGCAGCCCAAACAGTAATGTCCGTATCGACCCATCCTGGAACCCAATTTCCTTCTTCATCTTGTACGTTTTCTTTTCTTTGAAAAGTAATACGACACCTATACTTCGCTGGATTGGTCAACTAAGTCACCTGCTTTCAATTGAAGGATGATTGTTTGCAATCCCATTTCAATGGCACTAGATATCTTTCCAAATTCATTTTGCTGTCTATTCTCATACCAATGAGTAACCAGCATCATGATTGCTAACTGGTACAGTTCATCTTCCTTTTCTTTAACACCAGCATTAGACATATAATTTTTAGCAGAATTAATAAGGAGACCAAGCAATTTGTTGTCCTGATCTCCATCGATTCGTAAATATTCTTTTGCTAACTCAAGTAAATCCGTATTCATTATGCTCCACTCGCTGCAATAACCGTAATTTCACTTGTCGCTGTTTTTCCACCGTCATCTGTTGTTACGGTAATCGTTGCATTGCCTTCCGCTACAGCAGTAACTAATCCAGTACTATCTACAGTGGCAATCGCCTCATCGCTAGACGACCATGTTACGCCTTTGTTTGTAGCATTAGAAGGTGAGACAGTCTCAGTTAGTTGTTGAGTTGCTCCTACCTCTAGTTCAGCTGTTGCAGGATCTACACTAACACCTGTAACTGGTTGTGTTACGTTAACAGTAGCTGTACCTTTAACGGTGTTATCATCTGTTGAGGTTGCTGTAATTGTAGCAGTGCCAGTACTAACAGCTGTTACTTCCCCTGTAGAACTAACCGTTGCAACAGCTTCATCCGAACTAGACCAATTGACAGATGGATTTGCTGTATCTGGTGAAACTGTTGCTGTTAAACTTCGAGTACCACCTACTGCTAGATTATTAGTTTTTGGTGACACATCTACAGCCGTAGGATCACTATAATCTGTTGTTACAGTGATAGGAGCAGACAATTCGCTTTCACCATTCACATTTACAGCACTCACTTGGTACTCATAAGTTGTATTTGGTGTTAATTCAGAATCTGTAAAACTCTTCTCAGTTAATCCATTAGCAATTTCATTACCATCACGGTAGACTTTGTAAGTTGTTGTCATCATATACCTCCTCTCAATAATAAAGCCCTATCTACGGCTAGCTCCAAGATAGGGTAATGCTTGTATCAGTTTTTGAACTAGCCGTTAGATTTACGGGCTGTTTAGGGAGTTTCTGTTACTTTTGCGATACGGAATGCAGAAGCTAGTTTGATACGGTGATCAAACCATGCAGTAACAACAAACTGTTCAATACCTGTTTTTACATCTTTATCACGTTCAAATTGAGTAGTTGCAATATCATAATTGTAGTGAGAGTAACTGTAGTCACCCACGATAGGATCGGTTGCTGCATCTACGAATACAACAGGCTTTCCAAGAATTTGTTCTGGCTGAGCTGAATAAAGTGTTGCATTACCGTTTGCAAGTGTTTCGATGATATCGGAATAATCCTGATAACGCATAACGATAGTAGCATTTTCCCGATAATCTTCATGCAAATCAGCAATGGCTGATTTAATAGCTTTATACAGGTTTGCACCATTGACTTTCTTAATTCCATTTTGAGTAGAATAGAAAGACATATGCTCTTCTCCAGCTTTAGGTGAAGTTGCAAATGCCACTTTCTTCTCTTTTGCTGCTACACCAGATTGTAGAGATCGTTCAACGTGATTAACTACATTTGCATCCGTTCCTAGCAAAACAGTTTCAGATATTCCGGAAAATACTTTAAATTTATTACGAGTAAACGCAACAACATCACCAGTTGCTTCTAATTCTTTTGCAGTTGCTTTGTCTGCAATAAAATCATCATCATCGAGAGTGAAATTAATCTTAGGGATTTCTAAATTGGTGATCTGCGTAAATGTTGAAATGTCTCTCAACTGATTTTTAGTATACGGTTCAGCGATAATATCATTAGATACTGTTTTAGGTAAGAATTTATCCCCTTTTGTCGTAGTATCATCACCTAATACTTGATATACATCTTCTGAGAGAGGCTCGCTTCTCATTGTTGCACGAATGAGGCTTGCTTTTGCTTTTGTTTTTTGTTCAGCTGGATCGTTAATGTTTTTAATGCTGTCTTTAGCAGCGAACTTCGCCTTTTGCTCCGCTTCCAGTTGATCATGCTGCTCTTTAATCACATCAAAACGAGCTTTCAAATCTTCTTTTGACTTTTGCATTTTCTGAATATCTTCCATTGATGCAGATGGATCCACCGCTTTTTGCGCTAGTTCACTTTCAACCTTTTGTAATTGTTGGCCAATCGTCGCCATATTTTGTTTCATTTCATAAAGCGTCTTGTCACTAAAAGTTTGTAAGTTCATTTTCAAATGTTTTTTGTTCATGAATAAATTCCTCCTAAAATTGATTTTGTTATTTCAGATTGCGCTTTAGCTTCATCAGCAATTCGCTGTCTTTCCTTCATTTCATTTTGAGAAATTTTATTTTTAGAGTCATCTGCTACTAACTGCAACTGTTTTGGTACGTTTTTATACCTTTGCAGAAACTCTTTACTAATAGATGCAGCCATATCATTTGCTTCTTCTACTACATCACAAAGGCCATACTCAAAAGCTTCTTCAGCTGAAAGCCATGATTCAGCATCTAACAATTCCTGTAGCTTTTCTTCAGATAGCTTTTCTCCAGCTTTGTCTAAGTAAGACTGCATACTTGATTTTCCAATACGGTCAAGGTCGTCTGCTTGTTTTCTTAATTCCGCAGAGTTCCCAATTGCAAATGTCCACGGATTGTGGATCATTAACATACTGTTAGAAGGCATTCTAATTTCATCAGCTGCCATGATAATCACACTAGCAATAGATGCTGCTAAAGCATCCACATGGGCTATGACTTTGGCATCATGACGTTTAAGCATATTATGAATAGTTACACCTTCAAAAACAGAACCCCCGGGCGAATTTACATATAAGTTAATTGTTTCTACATCTCCTAGATCATCAAGTTCTTGTTTGAATGTAGTAGCAGAATGTTCTCCTAGTTCATCCCAAGCATACTTGGTGATTTCGCCATAAATAAAAATATCCGCTGATTTATTATTGTCAGCAGACATCTTCATTTCCCAAAATTTCTTATCTTGTTTATTTGCTTTCTTTCGGTCCATATTCACTCTTTATCACCACCTTTCAAATAAGATAAAGGTGGTATATGCGTTATGGGAAATTCAAATTTTGGCAATCCGCTAAAATGCTGTATAAATGTTATAGCGTTTTTGTTTTGCCACCAGTAACCACACAAGAAAATAATTGAATCGATAAAATTTAGACCATCCATGGAGTACCTATTATTAGATATAGACTTAATACTTCTATCTTTCGATACTTCCACATGCTCTCGTATTCTTTCCTCGTAAAATTTTGCTGCTTTTAAATTTCCTGCAAAGATGAATATGTTTGATTTAGGGTAATCTTCTATAACCCTTTTAACTCTATTCAAGTCAAAATACGCTGTTTCATTCATCACTATCACCACTTTTTGAAGTTGATTTCCTTTGTGTAGGATCCATATCTATTGGATATAAATCACCAGACACCCACAGTTTTGAAGCATTGCCTCCTTCAGGAGGAAGATCTTCAAATCTTCTAACCTCATCTTGTTTAAACCAACCACCACGGATACCAGCTTGATAGAATTGTGTCCTTGCAGCTGTGTCACCTCGTAATAACCCACCAAGATTAAATTTAAAATAGTAACCTTTCTTTCTATCTTCTTTTGTAAGTAATTTTAAATTAAATTCATGCTCATATTGTCGGACGATAGGAGTTAATGCCATCTGTACAAACTGAATCATCATCTGTTCATTGGAAGAATAACTTTGTCCCTCAGAGTCATTTAAAAAAGAGACTGGAACGTTAAACACGTTCGCCACCCTCGACCTGGTAATTCGTTCAGATTTTAATGTATCGGAAGCGAAATACTTCTTTTCAATATCCTTAATTTCAACGCCAGGCTCTTGAAATAGGATTCCTCCATTTTCTTTATAAAACCTGCGAAAATCTTCAACAACTGCATCTTTTTTTTCCTTAACAAGATTCGTATCATACTTCAGAACAAAGCTTTCTTTTTTCTGCATCTCCGACAAGCTAAATTCTTGGACAGCTTTGTCATAGAGTAACGTATTCTTTAATACATCTATAGGACTGACACCTTTCCATCTTGAGGAACCAGTAATATGCTTAACATGTATCATATTCATATTATGAAAATAATACGTTCCTCCTGCTCCGATTACTTCATACCACAATGCTTCATCATCCGTATTAATAAATGGAGTAACATAGGATGGATCAATCGGAATTAATGCTTCTGGTTGCATTCTTATATCACGAATAATAACTGCATATGCATTACCATATTCGTTTCTGGACACTTCCATTTTGTTGATAAAATCAAAGCTGTGCATATTATCATTAGGAGCATTTGTAAGAACATCGGATGCTTGATTGTGTACTACGTCATAGTTTTGGTACATTTTTAATGGTAGAGATGATAATGTATTAGACAACCTTGTTATCACACTGAATATCGTCTCATTAGTAACTAATTTACTATTGTCTATCCCCCAAAACTTACGCCCAACCCAGGAAGAAAAGTCATAAATTGCCCCTTTCCAACCTGCTGCTGCTCCTTTTACCGCTCCTTTAAATTTACCTACCCATTTCAAACTCTCACCACCTTTCAAATTAACTTAATAGATCATTTACAGAAACAAACTCTACATTCCCTTCTCCTTTAGGCTCTATTAGCATATCAATGACATGTGTATGTGCATTCAAAGCAGCTGCAAAACCATCTATCTTTCTGCTGGAACTCTGCTTGGATGGCATCCAGTTACTATTACGGTCCTTAACCAGCTTCACATTGTTAAGATACCAACGGAAAATTTTACTGTTATTAAAAACAACTTTTCCATCGAGCATCATTTCTTTAAAGTTCTGCATCGGACCTCCTAAAGTAAGATGTCCCTGCCTAACCTTCTCTGTGTTAAATCCATAGTTTTCCAATGATTTATTTAGATACAATGCTTTAGCTTTGTCATAAGTTATCAATTTGATCATGTATTTTTCAGATTGCTCAATGAACCATTCATAAACGTATTCAAACTTTACATAGTCACCTGGAATAACCGTTAACTCTCCAGCCGCTTTCCACTCATCTAATCTACGTTGGTTGCTATCTCTGTCATAACGAGCCTGTGGTATCCACGAGTGAGATAGAACAAATATCGAACCATCATCTAAAGGAAATTCAAGTGCTGCAGCTGTAAAATCTTCTGTTTCAGACAAATCATAACCGCCAACACACTCTTTTCCTTCTAGTTCCTTGATATCAATAACTCGATTGTTTTTCTTAATAGTAGGTAAATCAACAAACGATAATTGATCTACGTTACTGAACAGATTGAACTGTTTCGTCATCCAATCCGCGCGTTCTTGCGGATTTTTCTTTTCCTTTTTCCAGTCTGTAACAAGGTTTACGAAGTCCATCAGACCGATATTAGGATTGGCCTTTATCCAAAGCTCTGGTTTGTCAGCCTCTTCTGGTTTGTCCAACTTCGCTATATAATAAAAAGTTCGCTCATCCAAATTGTCGTCAGGATTTTCTAGACAGTCAGTAGCATTTTCATAATACTGAACCAGCGGACCATCTAAGACATATCCAGCAGTGGTAATGTAAATAATTAATGGCTGTTTACGCGCCCCACGTGACTTTTTGATAACGTTAATAAGTTTGAAATCCTTAAATTCGTGAATCTTATCAAAAATACCAAGATGTGTATTCAAACCGTCTAACCGTTTACTGTCAGATGCCCTCGCCTGAATCTCGGAGAACATTTTTTCATATTTTATTTTGCTTCTCTGTGGTTTGTATTTCTTTGATAAATATGGTGACTTCTCAACCATCGCCTTCGCCTCATCGAACAGTTCGTGCGCTTGCTGTTCCGCATTGGCTAAAACATAGATTCTGGCTCCATTTTCACCATCAAAACCTAACATATAGTTGGAAAGACCACTAATAAGCGTAGTTTTTCCATTCTTACGACCCACCATATCTAACGCTTCACGAAAACGGCGTATGCCAGTGTCTCGGTGTACCCAACCAAAAAGAGACCCGATCACAAAATGCTGCCATGGTTGCAACACTAATTGACCAAAGTCTCCTTTAGACGGTTTACATTTCTTCTCAATGAATCGAATTGGGCGATGACCTTTTTCCTCATCAAATATCCAAGGAAAGTCATCTGTTCCTTGTCTTTCCAAGTCTCTTATGTGCCGTTTTGCTGCTAAAATGTTTTCTTTACTTGCTGGAATAGACCCATCGATCAATCTTTCAGCATACCAAGTTGTTAAAAGTTCAGGATAGGGTTGTTCGAGTATTCCACCCCAACTTTTCTGCTCTTTTTGATAAGTCTCCCACCATCTTTCAAGCTCGGTGTAGCTCATCTCCAAAAGTGGTTTAGAAGTCTTCATCATCGTCGTTATCGCCTTCTAAATTTATCGCTAATCTCGCTCTAGCAGACGGAGAAAGACCTAAATCAGAAGCAAATGATCGCATTTGAGCAGCCGCATCCTTCATGCGTAATATAAATGGGTTAGGTTTTCCATCAACCCACATTCCCTTTGATTTTACCTGCCTTTTAAATGAAAGGTACTGGGAGTATGCATCACAATATAAAGCTAAGTGACCAACATCGGCATCGTTAATTAATTCAACACTTAAAAGTAAGTCAGCTAATCGTTTAAATTCCTTTTTAGCTGTATCATTAAGCCAAGAAGGTGGGATAACATGATCCGCACTCATTTTCATCTTTTCTTCTTGTTCAGCTCGGCGCTTTAATTTGTCGACATTCTTCTTAGCTGGGTTTCCTTGTAATAGTTGTAACCTCGCTGGTTTTGCTGGGGTCGGCATAATATCACCACCTCCTTTTAAATGGTATTTTTCTTACATTTTTCACCTACCTAAAAATATTGATGGGCGGTTTTATTGTGAAGAAAGAAGTCATCCGGTCTGGAAAAATTTATTTTTCTTTTTTTCTTTTGAGGGGGGCTACCTTATTTCTTCATTTGCCCCAAACTCGACAACATTTATCTTTCTTTTTTTAGCACTCTTACGCTGTCCACCACCCTTTTCAGGGTGTTCTTTGTTGTGGCATGCATTACATAAGCTAATGAGATTATCTAATGTTAACGAAAGCTCCGGATATTCATCACGCGGTTTAATATGGTGAACCATATCCGCCATAACGAAACTCTTTCCATCCTGATAACTAACACATGTATTCTTATCTTCTCGGAATCTAGTACACATATAGTAATCGCGTCTGAGTGCCAGTGTTCTACATCGTTGCCAAGCAGCACTATTGAGAAACTTCTTAGATTCTTTATTGCGTTTGTACTTGTCGTATAGATTATGGTTGCTCATCGCTATCAAACATGTGTTTACCGGTAGATAATCCGTAGCCTTTCTTAACCATACTCTTATCACACTTAACAAGGTGTTCTATGTTGTATCTAGTTCCACCGATTAAAGGCGACTCTTCTCTTGTATCCCATTCGAAAGAAACCCTTGTCTTACCGGTTATCTCTTCACCTTTATAGATTACTTTTGGAACAGCAGTTTCATTTTCTAGTTCGATAACTAATAAACTAGCCTTATCTTTACCTGTAGCCCAATCTACACCTGCATGTATAGATTGATGTTCTTCTTTGGTTACAAACTGTATTTGTTCTTCATTCAAAGTTGATGGTGTATCTCCTATCCTCGGACCATTCCCTTCTGCTGGTCTTCTTGTACCTTCCTTGTTTTCCATTGATCTCGCTCCTCCTTTTATACATAATAAAAAGACACCCAATTAACTGAGTGTCTTTGCTTGTATTTTATTTTTTAAATCAAACATTTGCGGATCCAATATAGCTTTCTTATCACGAATCTTATTCAGTGTTTTCTTATACTTCTCCTGATCCGTAATAGTTGGCAATGTTTCATATAGCTTTCTAATTCCTCTTTGCTTTCGTCTAATATCTGCGTTAGTTACGTAAGAGATATAATGCTCATTACAATGTGGACAGGTGAAATATGTCTCCGTTATCCCTTTACCATGTTTCTTTTCCTGTAATCGAATAACAAATGTATTACAGCACCTGTCGCACATTATTGACTCATTCATTTGATCACCTACTTGCATCAAAATTTATAAAAAGAGAACCTAATTCTTGCGTATCAAAAAAACTAATTTCATAATCATTATCTTGATAGGTTAACTCACTATCACCTGAATCTAAAAACTCATTAAATTTATTGTTGTACTTTTCGCCATCCAATTGAAGAGTGTTGATAATAATAACTGCCGAGGCAATTCCTCTACTTAAATATTGATCATTTTCTTTAGTTCCTGTAATTGCTAATTGATAACCATTCAAAGTTTTGTTTTCATTATATTTTGCTAATATAGAATAAGATGAACCATCTTCATCATAAAAATCTGACTCATACAGTTTTTTAGAATACCAGTTCTTTTCTTTTATTAATTTACCAAAATCATGCGGATTCAACATTTCCAATTCATAGTCTTCATCACTGAGGTTTATTGTTTCGATTCTTTCATTGTATTTTTTAACAAAGTCATTTAATTGGTCATCGGAAGCCTTGTTATCTAATCCATTCTCACTATCTACTATCTTTGAATTATCATTTTCTTTTGCATTATTTTGTGAACAACCAATCATCAAAAATATCAATGAACATAAAAACAAAACAGCTAATACCTTCTTCATCCAATCTCCCCCACATAGTTCTTATGACTTAATTATGATGGAGTTGGAAATTATATGCAATACTTATTCACCTAAAAAAAATAGCACCCAAGCCCTTGCAAAACTTGGATGCACCATTTACATATCTACAACATTACACAATATATCGTAAACAACGTAACCGTGTAATACAGGTACCTATATTTTGTTTACAGTAACATAATAACACATTAATACGGACACTTTGTGGACAGTTTTCGGACAGAATCAATTATTAAACTTAATAGCATCTACCCCAAAAAAGATGACAGGTAAATCGGATATTGCTTTTTCTATATATCTTCTCACCGTTCTTTCCTCAATATGTTCGATCTCTGCAATCTCTCTTGTAGTGTATTTCCTTTTGGAAGTATATTTCTTTTCGAGAACCCTGTAGTATTTTAATTCCTCTTTACTGCAAGATTGTTTGTATGCTTCCATCTTCCCTCTGATGAAATAGACCATTACTATCGTTTTGGTTTTGCTTTGTTTAATTGATTCGATAGATTCAAGACTAATAGTTTCAATGTCTAAGTCTTGGATTGATGTGTCCTGAAATTTTTCTAAATCTGTTTCTAGTTTCTCACAATGCATAACCAATGATCTGTAATTTCGTAAAAGCAGCTTAATATTGTGCAACCTTCTATCATGTCTTTCCCGTTCCTGCTTCTTTACCTCTTCTTTATATGCTTTGATAGCATTTTGTGAAGCTACTTCTGTAATAAGTTTTAACTGCTTTTCTGTAATATGCATTAGGATTCCTCCTCTATCTGTTGATTCTATAAATCCTCATCTGTGTCTTCTTCACTAAAAGCAAATTCAAAAGTTGACTTTATCATTTTAGTTCTTTGTTTAATCTGTTCATTGGTCATTTTTGAATAATCTGGTGGAGGAAAAGAAACAATCTCTTGATCTTCCTCAATCAATTTCTGACGTTCTTCTTCGTAGGTCATATTTTCACCTCATTATATGCTTAGTTACGGTTAATCCGTAACCTTAATTATTCTTATAAAATATAAAAACCATTGATATAACTGGAATAGTTGATAAAAGTTACGGGTTTCGGATAAATGGGATTTTTCTACTCTCTTTTACTTTTTTTCTTTTTCTATTACTCTATTATTTTTTTATATACTTTTCACTATTATTATCTGTAACTTTAAAAGAAAATAGAGTATATATATTGATATATATAGTATTATAGAGGTTACGGATGTGAAATTTTATCCGTAACCACCGTAACCTTTAATTAAATAAAAATACTCCTTAAACCCTTGATATATCAACGTTATACAATATTTCATAAAAGGTTACGGATTATTCTACTGATTTATCCCACCTTCTCATAAACTTTTCGAGTCTTGCCTTTAATTTTCTTTGCTTTTGACTCATACCCAGCGGTATTAATTCTCCTGGACATGGCTATTTTTCCAACAGGTTTTAGCCCGTTATCTTCACAATAAAGAGTGTATTGCATATAAGTAGTGTCCACCGTTTGTCCTTCAATAGTTTTCCCACTAGCTTCACGATCATATAAATAACTAAGAACACTATCATTTTCTGTTAGATATTTATTAGTTACATCCTCAATCGTTTTACTGTAGCTGATTCCACCGTTCGAGACGATACGATGTAACCCTTCTATAGCCAACTTTAATAAATAAGACTTTGCAGTCTCTGTGGAGAGCTTTTCATCAATCTGTGTATCTACAGTCGTAACCTTATTTTCAAAAGGAATAATAACAAGTCTCCTAGCAATACCACCAGACTTATCTTTAAACGTTGGCATCTCATTACAAGTAAATATAAGTGTCGCTTTATTCTTTAATTTAAACGGCTCTCCATACAATTTACGTACACTAATCGTATTACCACTAACTAATGTCTTAAAGTTCTTGGAACGCTCTAAATAAGCTGCATCAATGTCGTCACCGATGTTTGCAAGTTTTCCATCTAAAGTAGCTATTTGAAAAGACTCATTAAAATCCTCTAACGATAGCGTATGACCAAGATCACCTATAAAACTATTAAGCATTTCTAGTAATGTACTCTTTCCGTTTCCACCACTTTCACCAGCGAGAAAGAAGGCCTTGTGAGGAAAAGAATGCGTCATTAATATGTGACCAAACATTTCTTCTAATACAACCCTTAAATCCTTTCTATCCTTCGTCACAAAATTAAGGAATCCATCGACATGCTCATCATAGGCTGTTTCATCATAAGCGACATCTAAATTGAAAGGTGTAAACCCACTTTCTACAGGGATAACCTCTGTATCAGTATCTAAAATATAACCATTGTTAAAACGAATAGGAAATACCTCATCTTCAATCAATTCCGCATCAGTTTCAAATCGTTTTAATAGTTCATTCTGTTGCCTTGGTTTTAATTTAATGCGCTTATCAACCGCTCGTAACAGCTTATTATTATCTGTGATCCAACCATCATTTTCTGTTTTAAAATACAATGATTGATTGTAGTATTTAATTTGTTTTTCTTTAGTCAATACATCGCTCATGGTAATCACATCTTTGGGATCTAAAAACTTATTTTTGCTTTCTGCAACGGATTTCTCCAATACACTACCCAATAAGGTTTTTAGCTCATTCTTTTCTAATGGTTCGGTGAAAACTTTTTGATCAATAAAACTAGCAATTTCTTTGATCTGTTCACTTGATATATCTTCATACATTTCACGAATGGCAAGAAGGTGCGTATAGAGATAACTATTACGCCCTTCACCTTCTCTTAAACCGAGCAAAGACTGTTTTAACTTACTTGGATATAATTCTATTGGAAGCATTGGTAATTCAGTCCACTTGCCCAATAACAAACCATTATCCATCCGTCTTAATTTACCGTTTTGTTTAACAACGCCTAATGACTTGAATCCGAATTTAAAATCGGCTTCTACACCCATATTCGTTAATTTCTTCGTCCAGTTTTTAATAAGGACGAACTTAGGCTTTTGATAGTATAGATGAATACCACGCTTTGTTTTCACTTTCAATGTTGGATACTTGTTAAAAATCAATTCACCTATTTTTGCGGCTTCTTCCGTGTCAAAATCTACCACAACTACTTTATTACTTAGAATAACCCCAGCATCGTGATAATTTTTATGATCTGTGCTAAATGTATTAAAGTCATGTTTTGGTACTTTTCCTTCTAACTCAATATACTTAAGCAAAGATAAAGACCCCCTTTCTCTGGTGTTAGCTGGTTATTTAATCAATACCCATTTGCTTGCCTTTCGTGGTTCACTTTGTTTTTATCAAGGTAGGCTTGTTCTATTTGTTCTAAAGTGAAATTAAATCCGTTAATTCCGATGTTTAGAAATAATATCCATGCAGCTCGGAACCAATACTGTTTTGCAGGATATCCGAAGTTATTTACCCAATATTGATTTTGTTCCTCATTCGGATTTTCAAAATACGATTTATTAAGGAAGTAAGTCATTTCCAAGTACCAAGCTGTCAAGTCTCCATCAAATTCTTCTGGGTCTAGTTGTTCTTCGTAGATGTAAAGTGCTTCTTCCCACTCTTTTTGTATTGCTAGAGATAAGAAAAAATGAAGGGAATCTACGTATTCTTCTAGGAGTGGGTCGAACGATCTAAAACGGTTAGTTTTAAGGTTGAATTGTTCATCATATCTTCTCGGCTCTTGATCCTTACTCCAATGTTTGAACCATCTACCTTCATTTGCAAACTCAGCTAATTCTACCTGCAAAGCCACAAATGTATTTGCAGTTAAATCCTGACCTTCTAATGATTTCTTTTGTCTAATTTCTGTGTCTAACTGCTTTTGCATATTGATTAATTTATTTAAGTTCATTGTTTGACCTCCTCAAATTAAGTTCATTTGCACTGCTGCCAAACGCTTCTTTGCTATTTTTATATAATTTGGATTCAATTCCATGCCTAATAAATTTCTATTATGTTCTAAAGCTACAAGCCCTGTAGTTCCAGATCCAAAGAATGGATCCAGTATGATGTCACTTTCTTTAGAACCTGCCAAAACACAAGGTTCAATTAAATCGGGCGGATAAGTTGCAAAGTGCGCTTCTTTATAGGGCTTAGTTGTAACAGTCCAAACTGATCTTTTGTTTCTTATTTCTCTAATTGCTCGAAAAGCTAAATCTTTGTATTTCCCATTGAAGCTACCCCTTTTTTTATCAACCCGAGAACCTTTATTGTTCTGCCCAATAACACCTTTACTTCCTCTAGGTGGATTCGGATCCCCATGTATAGCTGGTTCTTTTATAGCCTCATTGTTGTAATAATACTTAGGTGATTTACTAAATAAAAAGATATATTCATGTGCTTTTGTTGGTCTGTCAGTAACGCTTTCAGGCATTGCGTTTGGCTTATTCCAGATAATATCTGACCTTAAATACCATCCATCTTCCTGCAGCGCAAAAGCTACTCTCCACGGAATGCCCATTAAATCTTTTGGTTTATATTCCTTATTCTTTATTTTTATTTGTGGACTATCAGGATCGGGAACATAGCCATGATATTGCTTGTCCTTAGCCTTCCGTGCGCCTTTACCACTTCCTGCATAGCTGTCACCTAAATTCAGCCAAAGTGTGCCATCATTTTTTAAAACTCGTTTTACTTCACGAAATACCTTAACTAGATTTTGTACGTAATCACTAACTGATTCCTCTAGTCCAAGTTGGCCATCTACACCATAGTCACGTAATCCGTAATAAGGCGGACTAGTGATACAGGATTGAATCGTATTATCAGGTATTGTTTTTAATAAAGATAAGCTATCACCTTGAAGTATCTGATTTATCACTCTCCCCCCTCCTTTACCTCCCATTAAGGGAGGGTTGGTTATTCCAGTAGCTTATTTAATTCGCTTTTTATTCGGAATCCGACATTATGATTTAGTTACTGTTGCTGTCATAATCCACGGTTTTCCGTTTGGACCATATTTCATAGAATCAGCAACATGTTTTAACCAATCGTGCGCTTCTTCGTCCATATCTTTCTTTGCGGGAATTATGGTAGTAGTACAATACATTGGTTCTCCTAGGTATTCGTCTTGATCGTCTCGTTCTTTTTTTAGGTAATATTGAGCAACCATTGGAAGCTCTTCACGTTTACATATTTCAATAATTTGTTTCATCAAAGGGGCTATTTCTTCATCATAAACTTTCTCCTTGTCGTACATTTAAACATCTCCTTTCCTTCACAATTTGTGTCTAATTTAACCTTTTCAGCATGATTCATCCCTCTACTCCTTTCATCCGAGTATTCCACGCTTTTATTGCTTCTTCTCTACTTTCATAAAGATAAACTCCCATGGATTCTTCTTCGTACTTTGCAATCGGACAGTCTTTGTTTTTCTCGTGATCGTGCTTAATTTTAAACGACAGCCCAGACCATGGATCGCTTTCGTATTCATCGCTCTTGTCGTTCCCTTCATCGTCGCTGACAGATATTGTGGCAGATCCACCACAAAACGGACACAGTTTTAGAGTATTTTCGTCTTTCATCCCTCTACTCCTTTCAATGCTTGAATTATTGCGTTATAAACGTTATCTGATGTTTCAACCAAAGAAGCTTGGAAATGAATTTCATTTATATCTTGTTTGTGGCGTTCTATTTGAGCTAATGCTTTATTATGTTGCTCTGATAATGTTTCGAAACGTTCTTCTAACGAAAAATGCTCTCTTACGTACTCCTTCGAATCTATTGATCCGTCCTTTAAATCATCCACAACAGAATCTATTAACATTCCAGTTGTAAAATCATAACTTTCCAACCGTTTATCCATTGGCTTCTCCTTTCAATGCTTTATCAATAGCTTCTTGAACGTTATCAGATGTTTCATCAAGAGAGGCTTGAAAGTTTATTTCCTCCAAAGCCTGTTTGTAGAATTGGTTTTGTTGTTCTAACTCCTGCACACGTTCTGCTTGTTGGATAAGGTATTTCCAATCAGCTTCCAATGTTGTTCCGCCCAACTGATATTTTGTATCTTTTTTCTTTATCTCTTCCAACCTATCCATCCCTAGACCTCCACACCTACTGTTTTTAGTGCTGCTTTGCATATTGCTAGTGGGGCTGATTTGTCGTATACATGAAATCCATTGATATTGCAGTGATATTGACCTATTAATTCTAGTTCTCCAGCTCTAACATGGATGTCGTGCTCATTAACTGTGTTCATTGTGAAATCTATACCTATTTTCTCAACAACGTCCCAAGCATCCTTGATTTTTTGACTGTAGGATGGGATTCCAAACCTTTTTCCATCTTCCACACGTTGACCATTCCGCACTTCAAATCCCATAACCTTTTCAGCTACTAATCGATCTATCGTTCTGTTATCCATCCCTAGACCTCCTTAACCTTGTTTAATAATTCTTTCAATATCTCTGTCACTCATACCATGAGACTGCATAACCTTAACCTTCTTTTCGCAATCTCGGCATCCCCATTTTTCAATGGGAGAAGTACGTTTTAGATATAAATTTTTACCTTTGCAATATGGACATTTTTTTGTAAAGAACATGTTATGACCTCCCAATCCGATATCAAAACAGCCACCCTTCAATCTGTCTGATATACCAATTTAAATTAATTTTTCTTTTATCTAATTTCTTAAGTTCATCATTCCAAACAAAGCAGTTATCGGATGTATAAGGAACTTTGCTATATTTGGTTTCTTTATCATTCTTAGTTTTGTAAACAGAACCAAGGTATCTATCCTTTGTCGCAAATACGCGATTAACTTGTTGTATGTCCTTAAAATAACTACTATATGAACCTTTAAGTAACGTATCTTCTTTAAACTCCTGAGCCATACCGTCATACTTTCCTGCTTTTGTAACCAGCTGAAAGTATTCGAACTTCTTTTTCTTCCACAGATCGATAACTGTCTGATTAATCCTCTTTCCATGCATGTAATAGTCCACTAGAGCTTTATCAATGACTGTATAACTATTTCGTTCAAAATTGCCTCCTTCATAATTGGCAAATCTACCTTTAGCTTTAAGTGATCCATCCTTGTATTGGATGACGTAATTATTTACATCTCGTTGCGCTATTTTCGTAATAAAATCAACATCGAAAGTTAGTTCATAATGTTTTTCAAATAGCTCCAGTAGCTTAATAATGTTCTTCTCAAAGCCTTTTTCATATTTGATGATAATTCCATCTGTATTGGTTTGTATCAGCTCGACAAAGTTCTCAAGTAGGCAAATTAAATGGGTAATAATCAACTGACCATTAACAACAATGTTATTGGCAAGACGTGGATTATAAAATTTACTGTACTTACTTTTCATGGCACCTGATACACTGGTAAGGACTATCTTATAAACTTCTTCTTTTGGATCTTTGCTTAGTTTTAGCTGTTGACGTTGATGATATAATTTCTTGTAATCTTCCAAGTTGTCGATAAAACCATTATTAATAATTAAAGAAGGGTAATAACTTGCTATATCAATCTGCATGTAATTCCCTTCCCCTAGGTAACGTTCTTTTGCTGCATGCAATCCACCAAAGCCATAAATGTGATCTATGCCAGCTAATTTATAAACAAGTTTTTCTTTTTCTAATAACGTATAGTCTGTACCTTCCTTATACTGTTTTTCTATATCTTCATAAAAGTGAACGACAGCTGTGGGTAATTCATGTTTGGGTAAACGCTCATCATACGTAATGTGCAACCTATCGTTATCATTAGATGGCTTTGCCTTTAATATTTCTGCTGCAAGATTCGCTCTTGTCTTTTTTACACTTGTAGCTGGAAGTTTAAATTCTTTTACAATCTCAAACTTTGAAGCAAAATAATGCTCACGTTCTTCAAATAATCGCTTGGTTACGAGGACATCATTCATACAGTAATGAAATGTTTTTTCAATCTCCTGTTTGGAGAGTGGTCGATCGATAGTAAAATTTACTGGTGTTTCAATAATCGATTGGCCTAGATTCGCCTGAGCTTCTTTTAGCGAAAGTCCTTTTAATTCCTGCATAACATCTAGTGTCAATGGGTTCTGTAACCGTAGTTTAAAAGGCTTATTGTTCATGATTTTCTGTGATACCTCATAAGGATTCATACCTTTTAAAATTCCTGCTACCACCCTGTCATCATAGTTATAGTTGTTGTAACCAATAAGGTACTTTACACCTGACAAGAAGCTCCGAAGAGCTTCACTGTCATTGTGTAATTTAGTAATAGTTCCTTCGTCGTCAATAAAGACTACTAACCAATCTTCTTTGAAGACTTCCATGTCGTAGAATGTGAACATGTTGATCACTCAAATGGAGCTTCTTCCATTGCCGTCCAATTTTGGAATGTGCCTTTTTTATTGGTTTTTAATTCAATCATGCATTGTGATCCTAATCCTGCTTTTAATGCCTCTACAAGTACCTCTTCATCCTCAAAATCTTCGATCGTTACATCAACATCTAACACAGCTGCTGTTTTCATTGCTCGCTTTAAATTGAGTTGCATCATTTTTTCATTGGAGAAGAAGATATTCCCGAAATACTTACGGTTTTCATAACCTTCATTTTGAATTTCGAATTCGAAAGATAACCATTCAGTACCTTTTTCGTTCGGTCCTTGCCATTTCACATCCGTAAAAATGGCATCATATAAACCATCTGGCAATTCTTCAAAATCTCCACCAACTGAATCCGTTCTTGGATCAAAACCTTCATTCAATACCTCTGCTGCTGCTTCTTTTAAATTTAATCCCATGTTTTATCATCCTTTTCTTTGAGAGTTTGTTTTACAACTTCTTTTGTGATTTTCTTTGTTTCACGCTTTGTGAAATACTCGCCTAGCGAATACCCCACAAATGCGCTAATAATACAACTGACTGTAAGAACGACTTCGAATGTCGTAGTCATAACTTACACCTTCGGACTTATTCTCGGTGGTCGTTTCTGCGTTGTTTTAGTGTTATCTGATTTATTATTATCTGGTTTAGGCTTATCCTCTTTCACAGCAGCTTCACGTTCTTTCTGCTTAATCTTCCTTTCAGCTTCTTGTTGTTTTTCTTGTTCATCTACAATCTTCTTGGCATCTGCAGTACTGGTTTTCTTACTTTTATCGAATGCTCCGATGACTGTATCTAATAATCCAGAGATCCGTTCATCGTCCACTTTGTCTTTTGTATAATTCTTTCGTTTACTTTCTACTTTACGAATATAATTCTTTCCAATCTTACGGCAGAGAATGGTGTAATCTGAGTTACCGTTCACGATGTTCAACCATTTTAATTTCAGTGATGGCAGATACTGCTCTACATCATTTTCCTCAATAATGGTTAATCGAGATAGATAAAGAATATTGATTTGCTTTTTCATCGATAATTCTTTCAATCGCATAACCAATACACGAACCATCATTTCTAACATTTGATGCCCTTTCCCCCAGCTGATGTCACCAACCGATTTAACGTTATGTTCTTCCGTGATTTCTTGTTCAAACATCGTGATAATATCGTCAATGACATCGATAACCACCGTTTCATAGCTGTGTTTTGTTGTTTCTAGTTCTAAGATGACATCAGATAGTAGATCACTAGCAGACCTAGTAATATCACCTTTGGCATTCCGTTGGTTATTGATATTAATCGATGGCGTTTCAATCATTTCCGCATTGCCATCTGTATTCAGATTTATTGGGTTCGGGAACTCATCAGCAAAGTACGTTTTTCCATGCATGGTTCCCCCATAAATTACAAAGTTACGCGGTGTTTCCTTAGCTACTTTTCGTTTGTTTTCTGGTAATAAGCTCATTATTTTGCCTCCCCTGGTATAGTAAAGTTGAAGTTAAAGCCTTCGTTTGGTTTTTTTAATTCAGCGATAATAGATTTCCAAATGGTGCTGTTACGGATGACTACTTGAAAGAACTCATCCCCATCTTTGAAACTCTCGATAAGTTTGACATCCTTGCATCCGAACCAGTATCTATCACGTTTTTTATAAAGAAAGTAAAGGATATTTTGTAAGTAATCCTTATCCATGTTGGATAATTCGTGAACGTCTCCCCATCCATCGACCCAATTGTTATTATTTAAAACTTCTTCTGTACATCTGAATTTACGCATCTATTTTTCCTCCCTAACTTTTATTCTTATAGACCCTTTGGTCTTACTTACTTTCTGATACTCTTCAGCAAGATCAGGATAGTCTTTCTTGAATTTGCTACTATCAAATGATTTACGCTCTCCTGGCAGAACCCGAGTAATAACAACATAATCTGTTTCAAATTTCTTAATGTCGTATGCTTCCATCGCATCATGAAGCTTTTGCTTTGCTGTTTTATATTCCTTTTCGATTTCTTTAAAACTAGCAAGCTGATATTCTAACTTACTTACTTGATTCGCAAAGATCTGCACTTCATTTTGACCAAAGTTTAGATATTCTTGTTCGGTTGCTTTTGGGTTCTCTTTTAAAAACTCACATCGGATCCAGAACGTTTCAATCGCATCTAGTATCTTGCTGATATAATCATCGTCTCGTTCAATTTCCTGTATTTGTAGCCTTTCTACGTCAAACTCGGTATCAAAGTCATTTGGTCGTTCATAAAGTGCTAACCAGCCATAGTCTACTTCGAACTGATACATATAAAGCTGCATCTGGGCAATATACGGTTTGGTGTTTAAATTTTTACCATGCGTTTTGATTTCCAAGATAAGTTGTTGATCTATTTCATACCCATCTGTATTAGAGCGGATATTACCGCCTGTTCTTGTATCAGGTACAAAATTCAATTCATTGACTGCATTTACATAGTCTCGTATTTGTGGCTCCATGATGTTTCCAAACTGGGTATATTCGTTTCCTTTAAACTCTGATTTCTTAATGCCTGTTTTTTCCTGAGCTAATTCAAATTGTGTTTTATATTTGTTTAATCCCAATATCGTAGGAATGTCCGAGCCACCAACATAAAGGTTTCGGTTATTGGTTACATTAGGTTCGTTTTTATCAGCTATTAATTTGCTCATAAACCAAGCTCCTTTCGAAATAATTTATCTGTGAAATCCTTCTTATCGTTTAATGCTTTATAAATACTGACTTCAATTGTTCCTTTGGTGATATAGCGATATACCGTTACTTTCTTTGATTGACCATTTCGATATGCTCTCCCTAAAGCCTGTTCATAGTCTTGAAAACTGTACGTAGGTGTGTAAAACACTACTAGGTTGGCGTATTGCAGTTCTATTCCTGCTGAACCAGCCATATACTGTACAAGGGTTATGCTATTAGATAAGCTCACCCACTCTGTCTTATCTGGTAAGTGGGTATGTTGCCCACTTACTTCAAAAATGGTTTTCCCAAGCTTTTTCATGATTTTTTGAAGCTGTTCTTTCTCTTCCTGGTAGTAATAGAAGATAATAATATTCTCACTCGTTCCTTCTGCCAACATTTCCGAGTATTTGAGCTTGTCCGCTTGGTTGGCATAATAACGCAGTCCATGCTGCAATTTAGGAACAGTATCATATAACTCATCTTCTAAGACCCGATCTTTAGAGATGATGTTGTATTCTTTGGATGCTTTAAAACTAATATCTTCAAATACAATCCCTGGTAGGTCTAAACAATCTTCTTTCGCTAATTTCACACTAAATGATTGATAGATTTCCTTTAACTTCTCCTGGTCCTTATAATCTGAAACAACCTTCACCGGTTTAGGGCGACCAACATACATATCATCGTAAATTGCATGTTCTTTTAAGAACTGCGTTTTATTTTTGTAGTGACCGAACATAATCATATAAGCAATCGTATCTCCCCAGCCGTTGCTGGAAGGTGTGGCACTCAATAGTAAGTAATGAGTGCCTATTTTACTTAAATTAATTCCTGCTTTACCTCTCTGACTGGTTGAATTTTTGATATAATGGCATTCATCGTAAACCACAAACCATCCACTATAATCCTTCCATCGTTTGGCAAGAACACCATAACTTAGTGTTTCATAATTAATTTCAATATCATGTTGATTGGAAACAAAACTTATATCTTTATCCCAACCACCTTCTTTTATCTTTTGTGGAGGTGCTACGATTAACAGCGGTTCTCCTTTGGTATGTCGAAGATAATGGTAGATGGCCATAATCGTTTTTCCTGTTCCAGTATCTGCAGCAATGATGTAATTTTTATCGATGCTGTTAAGTAACTGTTTTTGGAAATCATATAAGATGGAATTCTGCAAGATACTGCTTCGTTTCTTTAAGACTGCTTGCAACGAAAGCCACACCTCCTGCCTGTTGAATCATTTTGATATTAGCTTTTTGTAACGGACTGACTTCCCCACCTTCTTCACGCTTTACTTCGATGGCCACAAATCTCCCTTTGATACAAGCTAATATATCCGGTGTTCCTGCCTTACTAAAAAGACTGCCATGCGTTTTTCTGTGATACGCTCCTATTTTGTCTAAATAACTTTTAATTTGATTTTCTACTTTCTTTTCAGGACCTTGACTCATGAACGTCCACCAAGAATCAATTCAATATCTGACTTTTTGGCCTTACGAGCTTTTAATTTTTGCGTTGGTTCTTGAAAGTAGTAATCATTTAATTTTTGTGACGTTAACCTTTTGCTTTCAACAAATTCAGCTACTCCAACATAATCCAACTCGCTAACGGTAACCCCAAGATCATTAGCCAGAGCAGACTTATCAAACTTGGTAGTTTGTCCGTTTTTAACGGTTAAAACATGTGGAACATTATCTTTATACGCAATCACGTTACCGTGCTTTAAAATATGTGAAATAATCTTTTCGGTCTTTTTGTCAATGGTGTCTTTCATTCTAGTACGTTCTTTTTTTATCGTTTCAACTTCATTAAATAAACCGTTAATTTCTGATTGTTGTACTTGTGTACGTACATTAATATCCATCGTTCATTTCCTCCCTATTGCCACACCACAACAGTTAAGCTATAATGTAGCTAAATTATTCATTTTTACCCTTTGTTCGACTCACTGCGCCAACAGTGAGTTTTTTCTTACATAAGAACCAAAATCACTAAGACAATTAAAACTGCACCTGCTAGATTTATAGAAAAATCTTTTGCTGTGTACAATGTGTATCACCTCCTTTAATTGCAATCTCCATTTACTAAACAAGGGTTAACACTTAGCTTTTGTACTGCAGGTAATTGGTTTTCGGATCCCTTAAAATCTTTCATATCTACCCCTAAAGCTATTAGATTTTTATAACCTTGTTTTCCAGTAGTTGAAGTTTTAATCGTATTATCAAGCTCTGTTTTAAGAGTTTTTAAATCTTCAATTTTACTTAATGTTGGCTTTAGATCTTTGCTTGCTTTATCAACTACAAATTCCATATGATACTTACCGTAATGAGCATTTTTTCTGATAGCACTCTTAATGTTAGATAGTTCATTGGTATGAATTCTATCTCTAATCGAGGCGACACTACGTAAGTCTCTAACGCTATACTTTGGAGACCAAGAACCATAATCATTTTCGTTTTCCAAGAACGTTTCAAGCTCATCAGCAAGGTTTGTTAATGCTTTGTTAAAGTGATTAATACTCTTGGTGTTCTCAAGCAATTTAGGCTTAACGTTTGTTTCAATATAAGAGTCAAACTCTTCTATAGCGGTATTTAGTTGTACCTTTATTTTCTCTTCAATAAAATCGTATAAAGATTGTTTTGTTATTTTCATTTCAATATTTCTCCCTTCAATAATTAATAAGTAGAAACCAATTACCAAGTGCCACAACTGCAAACAACACTACATATGTCCAATCAGATTCTATGAGTCTGTTCAAAACCAATGCCTCCTGATGGCATCTTTCTTTTTCTCGTTTCCCTTAATATCCTCCGTTGTTTTATCCCACTGGTCCTTTTCATTACGTAAGATTGCTAGATTGTCCATATAGCTTGCAACATTTCTAAATTGTGTTGCTGCTTTAGAAAACTCAGCAGTGGCTACACTCTCCAAAGCAACCATCAAATCGCTATCAAATAGGTTTAAATTTTTGTTAGCCTTATCCTGATCATCCTTTTTAAACATTTCCAAGTTAGATGGATGAGTCATTGTTATTTCCCTCCTTCAGCTAGCAGTTTCTTTAACTTTTTCATATAAGTTAGCTATTCCTGAATGTACTTTTTCATTTGGTAAAGAAAAGAGCATTTCCATGTCTTTCTGTAATAACTCAGCACGTTGTTTACGTATTTCTGGATAGTTACTTAAAATGTCATCAAACCTTTTTTTGTAACAGCTGTAAATGTAATTGATTAGGATCCGTCATTTTGGTTCACCATTTGATTTGTCATTATTAATTTCCTCTCTACAATTGAATTGTTGTTAATTCATCCTTTGTAAATGCTTCTAATTCACCATTATCTAAACTAACTGTAATTGGATATCTTGACTCATCATCAACATGAACAATTATCCCTTTCACTCCAATGTGTCTACCGTTAGTAGTCTCAGACTTATCAGTTACAATAATTCGATCGTTAACATGCACCTTCACCTCACCCCCAAGTCCCGTTGATATAATATTTAAACCATTCACCATTTCTGAAATAAACCTCGAAACAACGTTCTGGGAAGTTGCGTTTAACTTTCTTAATGTTATCTAGACTATAATGCTTGCGTTCTTCAGTACCCATAGCTTGGTTGTGTGCTTCATGCGTATTTTTCAATATTTTAAGTTCATGCTCTTGTAAATGTTTAGCGGCTGGTATTCCTGTCATTTTGGTTCACCTCTAAATGGAAAATATTTGATTAAAATGCTTATCTAAGAAATCAGCCATTTTGTTAGCTTGAAAGCTCCAGGTCTGTCCCTTACTTTTTGGGTAAAAGACAAACCCTCCATTTTCGCTATCAAGTGTTTTTCGAAACTTCGTTGGGTAAAGAATATTCTCTTTAATCCATTCGCTTTTTCGATTAATACGGCTTTCTAGGTCTTTCATATTCCAGTAAACTCCTGATAGTTTTTGATTCTGCAATTCGTGAAGTTCTACTTTAGATATAAGTACAGAGTTTTCTGGTATGGGGATTGTTAAATTGACATCTAACTGTTGCATTATTTTGCTACCTCCTTTATTTCGGTAACACCGAAGTTACGTGGTAAAAAAATTTGTTCTAACGGTAAATCAAAGTATTTACTTAAAATGAACATTTCGTCCATCGTAAATTGGGCGTTTCCCCTCTCTTTCATCCCATAGGCATCCTTAGATATGTTTAACAAATTCTTCATATCATACTGCGTTAGATTGCGTTCTTTACGGAGACGAATCAAGTTCCACTGCCTCTGTTGAAAGTGCATAAACTCAACCCTCCCTTCTTGCTGTGTATGCACATAGTATAATTCGTTATTACCGAAGTTGTCAATAATAAATTTCGCTTTTAATGAATTTTTTTATTTAAAACGATTATAATATATGCTATACTAACTTTTATAATACATATAAAATTTCGGAGGGAAAGAAGTTGGAAATGAAAGAAAAAGAACTAGCAATTTACGTAGGTAAGAAAATTAGAGAGTTTAGGAAGAAAAAAGGCTTAACTCAAAAAGAGTTAGGAGATTTAATAGGGGTTAAACATAACACTATCTCAAATTACGAAACAGGAACCATATCACCTGAGCAGGACGCATTATTTGCCCTTAGTCGAGCCCTTGATGTTAGTATAGATGACTTGTTCCCACTCAGTGATAATGAAAATACATTAGATATAGCATTAACATTTTCAGATGATGATATGGACCTTAAAGACATGGATTTCTTAAACAAGTTAATTAAGCAAACAAAAACATTAAAAGGTGAAGAAAGAAAAAAATTCCTCGACAATATTAGATTCGCTGTTGAGTACTTCGATCGAACGAATAAATGATTCATCGACTGGTGCTTTTTTTAAATCGTGTTTTCTAATTTTTGTCATTGAGATAAGCAGTTTAAGTTCTTCTTCTGTCATTACATCGCCCGCCTTTTAAAATAAATAATAAAATAATAATAAAGAAGGTGTCTATTTGGCTTACAAAGTCGGAAGATGCCTCCTTCAATCTCGTCTGGATAATGCTGCTATGACCCAACAGCAATTAGCTGACAAACTTGGTGTTACTAAACAACAAATTAGCAAGTATGTACTCGATAGACAGAAGATGTCTTTACAAGTTGCTAAGAACGTTGCATCAGTATTAAATTGTCATATTGAAGATCTCTACGAATGGATTGAAGTAGGCAACAAGGAGTAGATGTTTTATCTACTCACCGACCAAAGTAAGCCTAACAACTTACTTAATTTATACCACATATTGGTAATAAGTGCATTGGTAATTGTTACACCTTTTTAATAAATTTGTAACTTTTATGAATTTATTGTATCATGAACAGAACAAATGTTCTAGTATTTTAACAAAAAAACTATTGGAGGTATCATTATGGCAAGTTTCACGAAACGTGGTAAGACTTGGCAATACACTATTAGTCGTATAGTGAATGGTAAATCTAAACCAATTCGTAAAGGTGGATATAGAACAAAAAAAGAAGCCCAAGTAGCCGCCTCTGAAATTGAATCAGAATTAAGAAAAGGTGTTGTACCCCATTTAAAATTGGAACCATTTGATCGATATTTTGAAGAATGGCTAAATCTTTATAAAACTAATATATCTAATAACACTTTAGAAAGGTATAAGAATACCCTACAAACTGTTAAAGATTATTTTGGGGATAAACCTATTCAACAAATAACCAAACGCTCATACCAATCTTTTTTAAATGAATATGCGGATGGACATGCTAAATCAACAGTGAGGAAATTAAATACTCACATCCGTGCTTGTGTAAGAGATGCTATCGACGAGGGTATTATAAGAACAGACTTCACAAGAAATGTAATTTTCTCTGGTCAAGAATCAAAACGATCTGATCAGAAACATTTAAATTATCAAGAAAGTTTAAAATTATTAAATGAAATATATAAACGCTTAAATAAATCGTTGGGTTACTATTTATTGCTGCTAGGCCTAACATCGGGAATGCGTTTTGGAGAGATTGTTGGATTGACTCGCAAAGACTTTGATTTTGATAATAATGAGATAACGATAAGCAAAACCTGGGGCTATACAAAGAAAATGGAAGAGGGTTTCGGAAAGACTAAGAATGAAAATTCTAATCGTGTTATTAAAATGGATGAGCGAACAATGGTAGCTTTTAATAATTTGTTCGATTCGATGCCAGATAATATTCATCGTCTTGTTTTCTTTAGTCCTCAATCAAAATATAAAGTAATCAGTAATAACGCTGCTAACAAGTTACTCAATACTGTATTAGATGATTTAGATATCGAATCAATTACAGTTCATGGTCTTAGACATACTCACGCAAGTGTATTAATTTACCAGAAGATATCTATATATTATGTTTCGGAAAGATTAGGCCATTCTGATATAGATACTACAATGAATCATTACGCTCATTTGCTTAAAGAATTACGTGAGCAAGATGAGAAAAATACAATCAACATATTTGATAATATGGTTGTGTAAAAAATGTGTAAAATGAAATCAATTTATATCGTTTTAAATCGATTTCTTAACAGTTTTAATGCAATAAAAAAATACGTTTAAATGCTGATACATCAACGTTTAAGCGTATTTTTTACCTTTATTAATCTTAACCTATATTTTCTTAGTGACGTCCCAGGAG